ATATCAATCGAATAGATTAGCATGTCGACGTTGAGAAAACCAATGTGCTGCATCGTACCTAGGCCAGACCGCCCCGTAGCGTGCGATATGTCAGCTTCCGGCCCACTACCGCATACCGGGCAAGCCGGGCCTTTGCGGAGTCCAGGGCAGCGGTTTGTGATTTGATGGAGCTATCTATAGCGGTGTTTTCGATCTTTCCGCTTCCAAATCCCTGTGATAATTTCTGGCGTGTTATCTCTGCCGGGGCCGTGACCTTTGCCATCAGCTTGAATGATCCTACGTATTTAATCGCCAGGGTATCGTCCGAGTCGATGGGTGCTGCCGTGAACTCCTGCACAACAGTATTATCATCCTTCGACCAGTACCATTGATAGCCGGACAGATTTAGGCCTTTAATTCCGACAGTCTGAAGAACCCCATTAAGCCTTATCTCTGGTTCATGCGCCAGGGGGTAGCCCAAAACGAATGTTTGTGTCACCCCGTCGCCGCGGAAGTTCTGCGTTATTTCGGACGTTTCCGCCGATCCGGCCTTCAGATATTGGACGTTCCGGTATTCCGGGTTCCCCAGTTCGATTTTAGGCGGCCACAGTATATCATTATCGGAAGCGTCCCAGGCCGCCGGGTAGGTTGTGCGCGGGACCACATACAGCTTCTTATACTCATCAATCCACCATGTCCTACCTGCCAGGTCGGCTACCTTGTCGAGCGATTCAGCGCATGATATACCATTGAAGGTGATGTTTTCGAGATCTCCTCCCGGCGGAACATTCCCTAACAGTACGCCTTCTTCGCCTAATATATCTAAGATGTCGTATATTATGTCCTCTACGGTAGTATCTATGTAAGCCTTGAAAACTGCCTTCTGTCCGCCAGGGCCTGATAATCGATAGCAGATATATCATAGATCACGCCGCCGCGGGGCAGAAGCCTTTGCGTTATCTTTTCCACCAATCCGCCGAAAAGGCGGCCCACTAAATCCGATATTACAACTTCCTGGCCGTAGTCCGGGGCGAATATCCCGTCTAAATCCAAAAACGAAAATTCCGCCGTGGCCCGCTCTTCTACGGCCATGCTGATAGATGGTGCTGGGTCGACCAGCACATACTGATTCTCATACCCGCGTATTTCGGCTACAGTAAGGCCTGCCATGTAAGAGGTAGTCCATGCGGCTATCTCTGCTGTTGTGCGTCCGGTGTATAATAGCTGGCCTCCGACAGACACGAATATAGACATCTAGCACTCCTTCTAAAGATATGCGCAAACCGCGAATATGATTGTTGTGCCAAAATCTCCGTTTATATAAAGGTGTCCTGGAACAGAATCAGACGAATATTTTAAATTGAGATAATACGTGGTCTTTGATGCTAGATTAAGGACTTTTTCTTTTGTGGCCGGCATAGCAATAGCAGTTGCAGGATTAATATATCCCATTACCGTGAATTCTTCATCAGATTCACTGTTATTAGCTGTGGATAACGTAGTGGATAACGCGATTTGGCAGGCTGAACCAAATGGTCCGACTCGCGAAGCTGAGAAATAATAAACCCGCCAAACCCCTATAGGTATCGTTAAAGACAGCCCGCCCACGTTATACCAAGTCGAAGATGCTGGGTTCGCCTGGTCTTTCAAACTATTGTCTACCAGTTTTACCGTCCATTTGGCCGGGTCCATCGGAAAACCTGCCGGCCCCCTTATCATGCTGTAATACGGATCAGTAATAGCCGCATTTGCCAAATCATAATCCGTGCCGCCGTAGACGGTTACAGTGGTGTTTGGATCAGAATAAGCCACCTTAGTTATAATAAAATATTTGACAGTGGTTTGCGTCAGTTTTATCTTCATTCCAGCATAATATTTTGTGGTTTTGTCGCCGGGGATAGTGAATGTGAAAGTGGGGTCGTCCGCCCCGGAATAGGTCCATGTCTCCCCCGCCGGTATCCATCCCAGTGAAGGAAATATCTGTTTCCATATGGCATTATTCGCGGTAGGGCTTACGCACTGAAATATTTTACTTGTGCCGTTCACCCATATAGAACCCACCGAATAGCCCTTTGTACTGTCATCAGTGACCAGTGGGTCGGAACTGGCGTAAAAGTTGCACTTAGATATGGCATCGTCTATAATTTCCGTGTTATCTTCCATTGCGCCGGGGAAGTCGATGTCGTCTCCGTCCGGCATTTTTAACCCATTTCTATCTGTAGTCCTCATAAAAATGTCACCTTAATGAAAGTCCTTTAGACCTCATCCGGTTGGTGCCTTCGGAAAATACCACCCGGCCTACCTTCTTCCCGTCCAGGATGATATCGGCGGGGTAAATTGTGATGCCCTGGCCGGATAAGCCCTTCATCGAAGCAAAACCCATGTTTGTCAGGTTAACGATTGTAGATGTAATGTTCGCCGGAAGCACCAACTCCGCGCCCTTGTCTGCCAGGACGGCCAGCTCCGGGGACTTTACCAGGCCACCCCGCGCCCGGAAGATGGCCGGAAGCGTATAACCTATGCTCGCCGCATATGATCCTGCAGTAGTCCCGGTGGAAGCCCCGGAATAATTAGAACCGGCAGTGTGACCAGTCGCAGGGATGGAAGCTGTTACACTGCTGCTGCCTTTACTGCTTCCGGTGGCCGATCCAGTTAGATATGGCGTTACACCGCCAGTTTGATGATACGTCAGCGGGTTGATATAGTGCACTCCTCCACTTGGATCGGTGTATTTTAGGGCATTCACAGCCACTCCCGTGCACGTATCTGCAAATTCGTCAAACAGGCAGTCATTGAAGTTGATAGTCGATCCACGGGTCGATACATTACCACGCCCGCCGCCTCCGGAGGAACCAGCCGGTTTCACCATGGTTGCCCACGACTTGGATAACCAGTCATTAAGATTGGAAACACTTGTCACCGCGGCATCCACCGCCCCCGTAACCTTGCTGCTGAATACGTCGCCAGAAGTTTCAATCCTGCTGGCGGCAGTAGACGCCCCAGATACCTGAATTGATTTGGCCTGCTCCGCCCCACCCATGATCGACGATTTGGCGCTCTGTGCTGCGGTGGTAGTAGCCGATCCTGCCTGGGATGCCGCTGTGGTCGCTATGCTTGCTGCCTGGGCCGCCCCTACAACAGTCTGATTTACCCACTGTCCGCCCGCCGCGGCGAAGTTCTCCTGTGCCACCCGGCCAATCACAGCTATCTCCTGGCCGGACTGCGTAAGGCCTATCCTGACGGCCTGTGCTCCCTGGGTGGTGAAGTTCGACGCCACCCTAGACGCGGTATTAAGCGTGTTGGCCGCGGTCCGAGATCCGTCTATCAGGATAACCTGCGATTCCTTAGCCGCCGCGGTGGTGATTCCCGCCGCAGCCTGTGCTGCGGAAGTTTCAATCCCGGCGCCCTGTGTCTCAGCGGACAATTCAGTCGCGGCAGACATTTCTGCGGCGGTCTTGAACAGGTCGGACGAATTGAAAAGCGATATCGACGAATATTTCAGGGTATCATTTAAAGCCCCGACATTGCCGACGAATTTGTCAGCTTCCCCGTACCATCCTCCCATTGTCGTACCGTACTGTTTATACGATTCTATGGCATTTCGGAAAGAATAGACGGAATTATTTAGTATGGCCACCGCTGCGGCGGCTTTTTCTGCTGTGTCCCAATATTGATACTTTGTGGACGCTTTCCCGCCTTCCAGCAGTTCATATATTTCGCCGCGCTTTGCATAACTATATGGCCCGGCTGCCCCTGCAGAATATACAGTTTCCCCAGTTTTGCCGGTTTTTTGGTCACGCCTTCTGGTGTCGGAGCATACCCCCCGCCACCATAGCCTCCGCTTGATGCAGTATAACCGGGTGGGGTATAAAAGGTGCTCTCCCCGGCTTTGGGTGCTTCCCAGTTAATCTCAAACTTGTGGCTTCGGATCGTTTCGGCTAGATCACCAAGCGCGCCGCCTATTAAAGGCGCACCCGATGCTAACGACAGCGCCGTTGCTATTCCTTCCATTGCTGCGTTCGCTATGCTTTTCGCAAGCGGGGCCAGGCCGTTCGCAAATCCAACAATAAAATCCGCTACTGCTGCCGATCCGATGGCAAGCCATTCTATACCCGTCTGGATGGCTCCTTTGATGAGGTCCCCGCCGCCTTTGTTCCGCAGGCTGTCGGCTATCCACTTCCCCAAATTAACAACATCTTTTACTGCGTTCGCGATGGCGTTACCGATGTCGATACCAAGCTGTTTTGCGTTGCCGGCAGCTACCCACGCGGCGAAGTTCTTTTTTATGCCATCGGCATATGTTTTTACGGCATCAATTCCGGCAGATATGGCTTTTCCTGCGGTGTCTCCTACTGCCTTCCAGTCCGTGTTTTTGATGTAGTCTGCTATCGTTTGCCAATTCCGCTTAGCGCCTCCATTTTGGCCTTGAACGCGGCAGCGGCCAGGCTTCCGGCACCGGAATAATCGCCTTCCTTCAGCCACCCGGCAATTGTCGAACCGATGTTTTTAAGAATATTTATACCGTTTATAATCGCGTTTCCGATTGTCTGCCCTACGCTGCTCCATTCTACACTATTTATCCACCCGGCTATCGTGTTCCCTATGCCGGAAAGCGCGTTTATACCGGAGGTAACCGCATTACCGATTGTAGCGCCTACAGAGGACCATTCTACATTAGTTATCCACCCTAAGATAGTATTCCCTATACCGGAAAGCGTGTTAATGGCCGAGGTGACCGCGTTTTTGATTGTGGTGCCTACGCTGCTCCAGCTTACACCCATCAGCCATCCCAGTATCCGGTTGCCGATGGTGGATAGGGCGTCTATTCCCTTTCCACGGATGTTTTTATATAAGTGCTTATGCCGGGCCAATCTGCGGTTTTGATCCAGTTTATGATCGTTGATCCGATCTTCTGAAGCCCGGCTATGCCAAATTCTATCCCGCCCTTGATAGCCCGTCCCGCGGACTCCGCTACACCGCGCCAGTCGATATCTTTTATAAAATCAACCGCATTATCGAACTGATCCGTGAGCATTTCGCCGACCTTATCCCAGTCGGCATCAAAAATAGCATCTAAGAATTCCCGGATGGTCGGTGCCGCTTCAGCAGAGAACCAATCCAGGGCGCTCTTGACTGTCGGTGCTAGCTTCCCGCCGATCATATAGGCCAGGCTCGAAGCTGCACCCTTCGCGGCATCGAATGAACCGGCCACGGTGTTCAACATGTTTTTGCCATGTCGGAGGCCGCGCCGTCGCAGTTTTTCAGCTCAGAGGTCAGCTTCTTTACTTCGGTGTTCTGCTGTGCGGTGGAATAAACGATAGCCGCGCCTTCCTTGCCGTAGATCTCCCCGAAGTCATAGATATCTGCACCGTGCGCCAGCAGCAGATCCATGCTTTCGGAGAAGGTATGCACCCGGGGGTCTACATCATCAAACGTGAGGCCCAATCGGGTAAGCGTATCTATCTGTGTCTGTGTCGGGCTTGTCAAGGCCATAAACGCTGTTCTAAGGGCCGTTCCGGCCTTTTCGCCACCATAACCTGAATCCGCCAGCTTCGATATGCGGGCTGTCAATTCCTCGAAGGACATACCCACGCCCTTAGCTACCGGGCCGGCCTGCTGCATTGCATAATCAAAATCTGTCATGCCGGCGGCAGATTTTCCCGCTGCCATCGCGTAAACGTCCGAGACATGCCCCAGTTTTTCAACGCCAAAACCAAACTGATTTAGGGTGGACATGCCGACCCTGGCGGATTCGGCTAAACCGTAGTTTGTGGCGGTAGCCAGGGCCAAGACGTCCCTTAGATCTTCGGCGCTGGCCGACGCTACATACAACCGCGCGCCAGGTCGGCGCACGCTTCCGCGATTTGTGTAGGATCGAACGCATTGGTATTTAGCTGCCCCAGCTCGTCGGACAGGTCCATGACATGCTGTTTAACTGAATCGAAGGCCTGTGCTGTGGTGATCCCGCTCTGCTTCGCGATAGCGGAAAGATCCATCTTAGATGCAGCATCGGCGGCGGCGCGTTCTATGTCCATGTAGGACTTCACGCCCACGGTTGCCACGCCGGCAGCAGCTACACCTGCGGCAGCAATTCCGGTTTTAAGCGCACTGCCGATCTTACTACCCATGCCCTCCATCTTTCCGACAGAGGACGAAAACCTAGATTCCGCCGCAGACAGCCCACGCTCAAGCTCGCTGCTGTCCAAAGAAATTTTAGCGTAAGCGCTGCCGACCATTTCACCGGGCATGTATCTTTATCTCCTTAAGGAATGCGGAGGCCAATCGCTTCGGCCTCCTTTTTTATTTGCTGTCTGTCGCATGATATCTTTTTTGGCAGCAGCGCCGCAAGCTTCGGGTATTCTTTCGGGGCGTTGACTGCAATGCCGATCAATTGCCCTAACTGCCAGTACTGCGTCATCGTGGCTTCAAAAACACGGTTCCGACTGAGGGTAACCTGATTCAGTTCCCAAATAGTGAGACGTCGGACTTCACGCGGTGTAAGCCCGGCATCTAGGCCAATCTCTAAGGCTCGCTGGTAAGAGAACGGGGTGCTGTCTGATCCTCCTCCCCCTTCTGCCTCATCGAAGGAGGGACCAGGCCGGCACCCAGCCGGGCAGCATCCATTAACTGAGAATTGATCCTCCTGATGGATTCCTGCCAGTCCTTCAGTTCGGGCTGTCTTTCACGGATGTAATCGAAATGCGACTGAAGTAGCGCCTTCGCGGTGGTAGGATCTAGGAAGTCCGTTTCCCCTTTGTTCCGCTTCGCCCCGTTGATCCCGGCCATGAGCAGAACTATCTGCTCCCGGATGTTATACGGTGCATCCAGCAGGCCGTAAAAATCTGATCGGCCCGCACCCATGCTAAGGGCCTGGGCGGTGATCTCCACTTCAGCCATGCTGTCTATGTCGTACCTCAAGTCATACCTTTTGCCCGCAAGCTCAATTTGCGAGGCCGTCATTCCCTTCTTAGCTGCCATTTTCTTATCTCCCTCGATAGATCATAAGGCCGCAAAATATTTCGGCCTTTAAACCGTTTTTAAACGAATCGCGAATATAAATGAGGGAGGGCCTCAGCCCGGAACGCCGGGTTTTCATCGGCCCTCAAACCGTATGATATCGGAGTCTCTGTGTACCCTGGTATGTCAGGTCTCCCTCGATGATGCTCTCTATTGCCACATTAGGGGATATGCCCGTGAGAGCGCCTACGCCGCGAAGGATCTTATACTGCCCGGTGGTGTTATCCAGGTAGAACTCGCAGAGAACGTTAGTTCCGATCTTCGCGATCTCTTCCCCGGATTCTCGCCCGCCGGCAAGATTGGTCTTTGCCTTCGCCTGCACAATCGCGGTCCCGTCCCCTGTGTAACTGGCCTTCACTAACAAACTCGCTTCGGCGTCAGCGTTCACCGCGGCCACAACTTCCGATTCCTTGCTGGCTAACGCACCGTCGGCGTATTTAAGCGTCACTGTGATATCGTTTCCTACCACAGTCACGTCTAAATCATGGGTCGCCCCGGGGTTTACATGCGTTATGCTGATCGCGTTTCCGTTAAGGCCTGGTGGTACCGCGGTATAAGTTATGTTACCGTGCACCATCGTAGCCATTCCGTAGAACCAGTGAGCGGACACATTCCCATTCCATCCCCGAAGCGTGGAAAGAAATTCCCTCCAGGCCGCCGGAGATCCTAAGGACTGCGAAAATACGGTCACGTCCTGCGTGTCGGATCTTATGTCAAGGGACCACTTATAGCCGCCGCCCAGGGGTTCAATGGGCTTATAGTAGAAGCTCGCGGTAACCGCGCCGGTAGGGGCCGCTGCCAGGGTCACATACCCGCCCGCATAATCGATTTGTACGGGGGTGATTGGGGTGCCGCCGTCCTTAACAACTACGGCATAATCCGGGTCCCACAGTCTCATCGTCCTGTCAGTGACGTAGTATTCCAGGGTCCCGGGAACCTGCGTCATTTCTTTGTCGGATGCTGAAACGCTTGCACCGTGCGATCTAAAAAAAGCGGCGTACTTGCCGCTTAAGGCTGCCATTTAGACCGCCTCAAGTGTACGCAAGTGCTCCGGTTCCCTGGAATGTCACAGACACGCCGGCACCTTCGACACCATCTATCGCACATTCCACGGGGAACCCGGTTACAATGATGTTCCCGGTTAGCCCGTGGGTTGCATCCAGGTCAAACACGGCCTCGTATGCGTCGCCGCCGACCTTATCAAAGAGCATTTTCTGGCCGTTAGTGTCGGTTAGATCGGCATATGCCAGGTCAATGCTTCCCGACCAGGACTTCAGCGTGGATAAGAATTCCCTCCAGGCCAGGGAATTATCGGTTTTCATCGCGGTAATCTCCTGTGTATCCGCCTTGAGATCTATCTTCCATGCCTTTACGCCCACAACAAACACGTGCGAACCAGAACCCTTAAAGGTTACTGCCCCACTCTTTCCTGCAATTGCTCCCATTTAATCCATCACCTTTTATAAATGCTTTTCACATATCCAGACAATTTAGATGCCTTATCCTGTACTGTGTCCCCGATAAATCCCGCTTTTCCTATGTCATGGTGCAAGGATCTATCTATTTCCTGTTTTAGTATGTAGTCGCGTGCTGCACCCCCTCCGCCCACATAGCAGCATGAGTTTGCATCGTCGCGTTCTACACCCAGGGAACCCCGCATTGTGCCGGTATGAACGGGGCAATCCTGTTTAGCCTTTGTCTGCCATTCTACACGGCACCACTCTTCGATTCCGTCCATGCCGGCCTTATGCGCGTTCTTCTTGAACGATGCATCATTCCATGAGACCGGCATTTATACCGCCCCGAAGGTCTCCTTTACGATGTTGCCCTGGTTGTCTAATTCTCGGATTATAAACCGCGTCGCGTCCTCTTTGCGAACGTGTTTATAATCGTCATTGAAGAAGTATATCTCAGTTCTTACCATATGAGATCCCCCAACAACTTCGCCCGGGCCGGGTACCGTGCGGCAAACCAGGGGCCTTCTGCCGTGTATGTAGCTACTGAATCGGCGAAGTCCTCCACCAGGCTTTTAGATTCTTCGGCGTATGAACTTACCCATTTTCCGCCGTCCGCCTTAAAGGCCTCCTGCCATAATGGCTTATCTTCGGACCAAAATATGCCGTTAGGGACAATGAGGGATTGGTCGAATACATGCCCGGCCTCGTGGGCCACAATATCGTACCCGGTATGCTCCTGTTTCCAAAACCATATCTGTCTGCCTCCGCCGGACGCGGCGGACGTTAGCGTAGACATGTTATATCGCTTCGCCCAATATTCATCTTTCGGGTTTGCGATATCCATTATATTTAATTGTTTTATTCCGGCCCGGAGCTTCGGTGGCAATCGGTCCATCGCGGACCATATATCCGGTATCAACGTGTCTGCGTATTTGCTGCCTACTGTATGCTCTACGGTGTATCCGTCAATGAATTTTATTCGCGTCTTATCGCCTATCGTCTCAGTGGATTCTATGAAACGCTTCATCGCGGGACGGGTTAATTTTGCGGATTCTTTCCGCGCTCGCATTATGGCTTTATAGTATTTATCGCGTTTTTCCGTAAGCTCCTCAATTTCGGCAGCAGATAACCGCTCTTCCCTTCCCTCAAATACACCCAGCTTTTCGGACACTTCCCGGAACCGGCTTAATGCCGTCAGTTCTTCGCTCTGTAGCGCCTTATACTTCGTGTATTCTTCGGATTGGAGCGCTTCGGATAGCGGGGTTCCGCCGGGGTTCTTCACCAGTACCACCGTGCACCTGCACCGGGGATGTAGGGGTGGGCCGCGACCACCTCCGCCGTTGAATTCGCCGTCGATCTTAGCCCTGGCACCCTGTAGAGCACCGCACCGCGGGCACCGCCTCCGATCCGCGGCAGTAAGCCATTCCTGGAGGTATTCGTTCTCTTTGAGAACGCCTCGCTTTACGGCTTCGGAATTCACCCGCCGCAGCCCTTCGTTAGTAGCTGTATGCGATTCAGTCAGGCCGATTGTTTCCGCCCTATAATTCAGGAGCTTTTTTGCGTATCTGTCTGCCAATCTATCCGCCTGTCCGGCATCCTTGCCAGAGGCGAACAGGTCCCGGCGGTAGTCCTGTACCGCGACAGCGTGCTGTGGCAGCAGCCCCACGATCCGCCTAATGGCCTTCTTCTGCTCATAAGGGGATAACCCGTCCTTCAGGCCGCGTACCGTTATTTGGCGGATAGCGGCTTTTGTGCTTTTGTTTATATACTTGACCTGATCCGCGCCGTATTTCTCCGCCCATTTTATCGCTTCCGGGGAGATCAAATCAAACTTGATTTGCATGTCAAGAAGGATGCTGAGGTCCCTGGCCTGGGCGTTCCCGGCCTCAATCATGGCCTCTTTGATGAGCGGGGTAGGGTCGAATGGTGGCAGTTTAGGGTATGTGCCCTGGGCATCTTCCGCCCACTCATTGAAGGCGTCCGATATCTTCCGGGCGTATTCATCCCCTATCGATGTCATCTTACCTCATCTTTATCAAGCTAAAGTCCACGGAAAAGCGATAGGCTGGCCCGCCCGTTAATGCGATGTCGTTCTGGTTTGTCAGGTCGTCGGGCAAAGACCGGGTCGTGTCGCACCGGATATACCCCGGCGGGAGATTATCATCTAGCCACTGCCGGATATTTTCGGCTATCCTGAATGCATTGTAGGGGTCGGTGTACCTTACCTGGATCTGGACGCCGGGGTAGTCCATGTACTCCACCCCATCCGCTCCCGTCATTTGGCCCGGGCGAACCCCGATGTTTCCGCCTACCCCGCCGCCCGTAGGGAAAATGCATATACACGACACAACATCGTCCGGGAATTGCAGGATATACACCGGCAGACTCAGCCCCGGCATATCGGATATGTGATTAAACACGTCTTCAAGTATCATGCGCATTTCTCCAAGAGGGGTAATCGTCCGCTATCTGTTTATACTGTCTGTAATCCACCCGGGGTGAGCTTAACATATCATCCTGATATTCCAGAACTACGCCGCCTAACTGTGATATCATGCCGCGCTCGACCAGATAGGGGGTTTGCCCCTGGAAACACGGAAGGGACATTATGAACATTTTGTAATAATCATGTATTAAGGCCTCGTGATGGCAATGCCCCGCCAAAAACATCTCCGGCGGCTCTATGCCGACTGCTAAACATTCTTCTAAGGCCTTGAGGCTCTGCTTCTGTATCCGCATTGATCTATTTTGGCCGCACCCGCCCGTCCCATGATACAACCTTACCCGGACACCGCCCGGAACGGTTACATCCGCCTTTGAATATCCGCAGAACTGAAAGTCGGACCTTTCCTTTTCAAGCGCTTTCCCTAGATCCACCCCGGCGTGTTTCCACAGGCTGTTATCATGGTTGCCCGTTATGAACAGCGTTTTGCACCCACAGTCGGGGTATTCCGAAGCGATGTATTCTATAATGTCGTCCGTCGAATGAAGGAATACCTCAAGATCATGGTATTCCCGCATTTTCAACCCATCAGACAAATCCCCCGCGCACAGGATCATTTCGCATTGCCGGGTATTCATGGCATAATCAAGAAATTCCCGGAGGCGGGTAGGCTGCTGATATAAACTCCCAAAGTGTAAATCACTGATTACCGCTATTGTATGAATGTCGTTTTGGGAAGAATATCTCCCGCGGGGTCTCTATCGCGGCCATCGTTCTCATGCGGATGGCCGGGGACATACCGGCCCCGTTCATCTCTCATCGAGGACCTCCGATTGTCATCCAGCCCCACCCTATGAGCATAACCAAGAGCGTGAACGCGCCGGTGATCCCCCACCGCCACTTTTCAAGGCTTGTCACCCGGTCCGGGAGTCCCTGGCATTTTGAAATTTCAATCGATGCCGCGTCTTTGAACGCACAGAACGCGGTTACCTTCTCCTGAATGAATTCTAACCTCTCGTCCATGCGCATAAGTAGCTCGTGATCATCGATCATACGTCGATCCCTCGCGGTTTTCTAATGCCGCCACCCTAACCCGCAGTCGCGATATGTCGTCGCGTAGATCCCGTATCACTATCATCAATGCCGCTTCTTCGAGTGAATCCATGTTAACCCCCTTTGGAAATATGGGGGTTTACTGATCCCCCATCGGGATAGCCGGAGGCAGAGAATAGGCCTTCCCTACACCAGCCATCTCCTAGCTGATCGGCATCTACGGACATCTCCTTCGCGGACCGGATCTCATCTATGGCAGCCTGGATCTTCGCGTCGAAAGATGCTTTTAGGCTCTCAAGGTTCTTGATTGCCTTGACATCCTCGCCAAATGCCAGGGTGCTCCCGGCTCCAGCGCTCTGGCCCTCAATGATCGCAGACTGAATCTGCCGGGCCTGCTGGTTCACCATTCGCATAGCGGTGTCTAGGTTGTCATACACGATCA